GCTTATGAATATATATTAATATATTAGACACTCATTAGGTGTGCATGCCCATTCTGCAATTGTAGCTTCTGAAAGTCCATCTCTAATAAAATCCATTAATTTTTCGTAAGGAGAAGAAACAGCTATATGCCTAAATCCTTTCAACACAGAATGAATCATACCAACTAACTCACCTTTAGAATTTAAAATCATAGAACCAGAAGATCCAAAAGTAGCTGCCAAAGAATAAATATCTTGTCCATCTTCTTCACCAGCGTATCTGCCCTCAAAAATGGGTACCATAT